CAGCATCGTGCCGATGGTCTCGAGGCTCGCGCCATCCTCAAGCAGGACGCGGGCCGCCGAGTGGCGCAGGAGATGCGCGCCGCGCGACGGCACGTCCACCAGCCCGGCGCGGCCTATGGCCCGGCGGACGATCTTCGAGATCGCGGCCGATTCCGTGAACGGCCGCCAGGGCGCTGCGTAGCGCAGAAACACATGAGGGTCGTCCACCTGCGGACGCCCGTTCTCGAGCCAGGCGAGCAGTGCGTCGCCCACCTCCTGTGGCAACGGTAACCGGCTCTCGCGGCGGCCTTTGCCGCTGAGCACGATCCGTCCGCACGCCCAGTCGATCTGCTCGAAGCGCAGGCTGCGCACATCCTCGGCCCTGAGGCCGAGCCGGACGAGAAGGAGCAGGATCGCCCGATCGCGTCGGCCGGTCGGGCCGGCCTGATCGCAGGCGGCGAGCAATCGCTCGACATCGGCGGGTCTCAGGCCGCGCGGCAGGTGGTGGCCCTTCCAGTCGGCGATGGTGGGCACCGCCGCGACCAGACCGGGATCGCACCAACCCATTGCCGCGTGATAGCGCAGCCAGGACCGCAACACGGTGACCGTGCGCTTCAGGCCGCCGCGGCCCTCACGCCCGCGCCGGTCCAGGATGGCGTTCCGCAGGGTGGCTGGCGTCCACGCGATCGGATCCGTGCCGATGACAGGCAGAAGCTGGCGCAGCCCCTTTGCATGGCTCCGCACCGTGATCTCCGAAAGCCCGCGATGTCGACGCAGCCAGTCGAGATAGGGCCCGACATGCCCGGCATCGGGATCGCCGATCGGCGCGGTCGTCAGCACGCTCTCCGCCACGAGAAAGCGGACGAACCGATCGACACGAAAGAGATAACAGGCCGACCGTGGACCGCTCCGGCGCACACCGCCGCATTGGCAGTCATGCCCGGCGAAGTCCTGCCGGAGCCCATCTGCGGCACCCTCGAGTGCCTGCCCCGTCAGATGCGCCCAGGCGCAAAGATGACGCGCTGCCGCCACGAGGCGGTTCGTGGTGTCAGCGCTATAGCCCACACGGGCGATAGTGTCGGCATAGACCGAAACGAAGCCCGCATAGGATCCGGGATCCATCGCCCAGCGTTCGGGCGGGAGAATGTGTGTTGTCATGTCGAAGTCTCCGATGATCGCGCCCGAAGGCGCTGATGAAGACTTCGATCCCAATCACGTTATGCGGAGCGTCGCACGCTCAACCCTTTGATAAAACAACGCCTCTATGACCGACGCCGCATAACCATCCGCTCCGCATATTAGCGCTTATGCTGAGCTCAGCATAAGCTGTAGACCCGACCGCGGCCCTCGACCTTCTCGGAGGTGACTTCGAGCCCGAGCTTCTTCTTGAGCGCCCCGGCGAAGGCGCCTCGGACCGTGTGCGGCTGCCATCCCGTGGCGGCGACGATCTCATCGATGGTCGCGCCGCCCTCGGCGCGGAGCATCTCGATCAGCTTCGCCTGCTTGGTGCCCGTGCGCGGCGTGCGCGCCTTGGGCGCAGCGTCGGCCTCGGCGGGAGCGTCCTCGGGGCCCTCCGCACTCGGCGCCGCGTCGGCGCACGTGGGCGCGCTGTCGCCACCCTCCGACTCGACGCCGATGGCGGCGAGGCCCGCGTCGGTGATGTGCAGGAGGATGGCGCGGCCGTCCTCGTCGTTGCGCCAGATGCGGTTGAGGGCGGCGTCGGCCTTGGTCCGGCTGTCGGTCGTGGTCTCGGCGATCAGCCCGCGCTTCAGCAGCGCGCCGACCACCTTGGCGGCGGCGCCGCCGCGAAGGGAGCCGGGAAGCGGCAGGACGTTGCGGTCCTCGCGCTGGGCGGCGGCACTGAGGATCACGAGCTGGGTGTCGGAAAGCTTGGTCATGGGGTCGTCTCCGTATTCGGGCCCGCGTCATGCGGCGCCTTCTACGACCCCGAGCCGCGCAGGGCGCGCGGCAGGAGTTCCGGCCGCGCCGGAGATCAGCGGGCGTGCTCGCCCTCGCCGAAGGCGCTGTCGGTGATGCGCTTCAGGAGGCTCGCGTAATGTTCGAGGGTGCCGACCATGGCCCAGCCCACCTCGTCGGGGTGGCAGTTGAAATGGTCGTCGCTGAGCGCCTGCAGCCGGGCGAGCATCTCGTCGATCTCGCTCTTTTTGCCGATGAAGGCCGCGAGCGAGGCCTCCTTGTTCCTGCGCGCCTTCTCGGCGCGGGCCTCAAAGCGCGGGGTGGTGATCGGGTTCAGGCGGGTGGTCATCGTGGTGGTTCCGGGTGAGTTGCATCGTCCTTGTGATCGGACGTTCGCTCCGGTGGCGCGGCTTATCAACTCGATAAGCACCTGAATCTGATTGATAATCGGAGCGCGGCATGGAGGGTCTGAGCGAGCGCCAGTACGCTGCCCGGGTCGGCCTCTCGCGTGGCGCGATCCAGAAGGCCAAGGCCGCCGGCCGCCTCGTGCTGCACGAGGATGGCAGCATCGACGCCGCGGCTTCGGACAAGCGACGAGCCGAGACGACGGATCCGTCGAAGACCAGGAAAGCGTCTGCACCCAAGCTGAAACCCGTGCCCGAGGCCGCCGTCGCCGCCGTCGGCGACACGCTGCGCGAACAGGGGCTGGCTGTTCCGGCGGTGGGCGGCGGCACAACCTTCCTGCAGGCCAAGACCGCGAACGAGGTGCTGAAGGCGCAGGAGCGGCGCATCCGGCTCCAGAAGTTGAAGGGAGAGTTGATCGAGCGGGCCCGTGCGCTGGCGCTGGTGTTCCGTCTGGCGCGGGAGCAACGGGACACGTGGGTGAACTGGCCCGCGCGTGCGGCGGCGCTGATGGCGGCCGAGCTCTCGGCCTCGTGCAGCGACGCGACGGGCCAGCAGATCACCGTGGAGCCAGCCGCGATGCAGAAGGTCCTGGAGAAACATGTACGCGCCCACCTTGACGAACTCGCCGAGGTCCGGCCCGACTTCCGGTGAGAGCGGCGATGGCCTGACGGACTTCGACGGCGCGGGCGAAATCCTGCGCGCCTGGGGCAACGGGCTGCGGCCCGACCCGGATCTGAACGTTTCGAGCTGGGCCGACCGGCACCGGAAACTCGCCTCGCGGGCCTCGGCCGAGCCAGGGCAGTACCGGACCGCGCGCACGCCCTACATGCGCGAGATCATGGACCGGCTGAGCCCTGGCGATCCCACGCAGCGGATCGTGTTCATGAAGGCCGCGCAGGTCGGGGCGACCGAAGCCGGCAACAACTGGATCGGCTTCGTCATCCACCAGGCGCCGGGCCCGATGCTGGCGGTCCAGCCGACGGTGGAACTGGCCAAGCGCAATTCGCGCCAGCGGATCGACCCGCTGATCGACGAGAGCCCGGAGCTGCGGGAGCGCGTCAAACCGGCCCGGTCCCGCGACGCGGGCAACACGATGCTGTCCAAGGAGTTCGCGGGCGGCATCCTGATCATGACCGGTGCGAACTCGGCGGTCGGTCTCCGATCCACTCCGGCGCGGTACATCTTCCTCGACGAGGTCGACGCCTATCCGGCCTCGGCTGACGAGGAAGGCGATCCGGTCACGCTGGCCGAGGCGCGGTCGCTGACCTTCGCACACCGGCGCAAGGTCTTCCTGGTGTCGACCCCGACGATCCGCGGGCTCTCCCGGATCGAGCGTGAGTTCGAGGCCTCCGACCAGCGCCGGTTCTTCGTGCCATGCCCGCATTGCGACGCGATGCAGTGGCTGAAGTTCGAGCGGCTGCGCTGGGAGAACGGGCGGCCGGAGACGGCTGAGTATCTCTGCGAGGGCTGCGAGCGGCCCATCGCGGAGCATCACAAGACGAGGATGCTCGAGCGCGGGGAGTGGCGCTCGACCGCTACCGCCACCGATCCGACGACGGTCGGCTACCACCTCTCGGCGCTCTACTCGCCGGTGGGTTGGCTCAGCTGGCAGCGGATCGCGCGGGCGCATGAGGCGGCACGGGGCAGCGACGAGGCAATGCGGGCGTTCCGGAACACCATTCTCGGCGAGACGTGGATGGAGACCGGCGAGGCGCCCGACTGGCAGCGGCTGGCCGACCGGCGTGAAGCGTGGTCGCCAGGCACGGTGCCCGAGCGCGGTCTGTTCCTTACGGCCGGAGCCGACGTTCAGAAGGACCGGATCGAGGTCGACGTCTGGGCCTGGGGCCGCGGTCTGGAAAGTTGGCTTGTCGACCACCTCGTGCTCGAGGGCGGCCCCGGAGATCCGGCCTGCTGGCAGCGGCTGACGGAGCTGCTGGGTCGGACGTGGACGCATGCCTCGGGTCAGCCGATGGCGCTGGCCCGGCTCGTGATCGATACGGGCTACGAGACGAGCGCGGTCTATGCCTGGTCGCGCCAGGTGGGCTTCGCGCAGGTGGCGCCGGTGAAGGGCGTAGAAGGGTTCACGCGAACGAGCCCGGTGACTGGGCCGACCTATGTCGATGCCACCGTCGCCGGCAAGCGGCTCAGGCGCGGGGCCCGGCTCTGGACCGTGGCCACCTCGACATTCAAGGCCGAGACCTATCGCTTCCTGCGGCAGGACCGGCCGACGAGGGAAGAACAGGCGGCGGGCGCGCTGTGCCCGCCCGGCACGATCCACCTGCCGGACTGGGCGGACGGAGAATGGCTCAAGCAGCTCGCCGCCGAGCAGCTGGTGACGGTACGCACGAAACGCGGCTTCGCGCGGCTCGAATGGCAGAAGCTCCGCGAGCGCAACGAGGCGTTGGACACCCGGGTCTATGCCCGCGCGGCGGCGTGGATCGCGGGCGCAGATCGCTGGCCCGAAGCACGCTGGGCGGATCTGGAAGCACAACTCGGTGTGGCGAAGCAGCGCGCGCCCGAAGCCGGTCCGGCAACGGCGCCGGCCGTCCCGACACGACCTATGCCGCGCCGGCGCACGGTGCGCTCGAGCTACATGAGGTGACTTGATGGCCACGGCCGCAGAGCTCCGCGCCCGCCGCGACGCGCTGACCGCGCAGCGGTCCTCAGGCGTGGCGCGGGTCAGCTATGACGGCAAGACCGTGGACTATCGCAGCGTCGCCGAGATCGACCGGGCCATCGAGGCGCTGGACCGCGAGATCGCCGCGGCCGAAGGCCGACGGATCGTGCGGCAGGTGCGCGTAACGACGGCGAAGGCTCTCTGAACCCATGGGCATCTTCGACCGCTTCCGCCGCCGGTCCGCCGGCGGCCCCACCGCCGTGCGCGCCCGCCTCGAAGGCGCCATGGCGAAGCGCCGGCTGCGCGGATGGAACCCGCCGCTCGAGAACATCAACGCGCTGGTCGCCTCGGGCGGGCCGCGGCTCCTGGCGCGGTCCCGCGAGCTGGTGGTGACGAACGGCTACGCCGCCAACGCCTGCGAAGCCTTCGCCGCGAACCTCGTCGGCGACGGCATCAAGCCGTCCTCGCTGATCGAGGACGCCGACCTCCGCGACCGGGTGCAGCGGCTCTGGCTCGCCTGGACCGACGAGGCCGATGCGGACGGGCTGACCGACTTCTACGGCCTGCAGGCCATGGTCGCGCGCGAGATGTTCGTCGCGGGCGAATGCTTCGTCCGACTGCGCCCGCGCCGGGCGGACGACGGACTGCTGGTGCCGCTGCAGCTGCAGCTTCTCCAATCCGAGATGCTGCCCTTCGAGAAGACGGACACCGCTGCCAATGGCAACCGCATCCGCTGCGGGATCGAGTTCGACGCGATCGGCCGGCGCGTGGCCTACCACTTCCGCCGCCGGCATCCGGGTGACAGCACCGATCAGGGCGCGGTCATCCCGGAGACAGTGCGCGTGCCGGCGGCGGACGTGCTGCACATCTATCGCCCCATCGACGCGGGCCAGATCCGGGGGCTGCCGCATATCGCGCCCGCCATGGTGCGTCTGTTCCTCTTGGACCAGTACGACGACGCCGAACTCGACCGGAAGAAGACCGCGGCGATGTTCGCGGGCTTCATCACCAAGACCGCGCCGGAAGAGCCCATGATGGGCGAGGCGGAGGCGGATCTCGATGGCGCGGCCATCGCGAGCCTCGAGCCCGGCACGATGCAGGTGCTGCTGCCGGGCGAGGACGTGAAATTCTCGTCGCCCGCGGATGTCGGCGGCGGCTACGAGGCGTTCCAGTACCGCACGCTGCTGGCGGTCTCGGCCTCGCTGGGGTTGCCCTATCACCTCGTGACCGGCGATGTCCGGCAGGCGAACTACTCGAGCCTCAGGGCCGAGCTTGTCGAGTTCCGCCGGCGCATCGGCCAGCTGCAGCATGGCGTGATCGTGCACCAGCTCTGCCGGGCGGTCTGGCGGCGCTGGCTGGAGACGGCGGTCCTGTCGGGTGCGCTCGTTGCCGATCCCGCGGCGGCGCGGCCGGTGCAGTGGATCCCGCCGCGCTGGGACTGGGTCGATCCGCTCAAGGACATCCAGGCGCAGGTGCTGGCGATGGAGGCCGGCATCACCTCGCGGCGCAAGGTGGTCGAGGCCACCGGCTACGACATCGAGGAAGTGGACCGCGAGAACGCCGCCGACGCCGCGCGCGCGACGGGGCTCGGTCTGCGCTACCGCACGAGCCCCGGCGAGACGCAGGGCGCCCGCGCGACACCGGCGACCCGGGCCGAGCCCGGCGATGGCGCCGGCAACGATACGGACGACGGGGCGGCGGCGACCGATCCGGCCACCGAACAGGAGTGACGACATGGCAAGCTGGTATGCGATCCGCGCCCGGGGGACCGGGGCGGAAGTGGCGATCTATGACGAGATCGGCGCCTACGGGGTCTCGGCGAAAGGGTTCCTCGCCGAACTGGGCGCGCTGCCCGAGGGCACGCCCGTCGATCTGCGGCTGAACAGCCCGGGCGGCTCGGTCTTCGATGCGGTCGCGATCCACAATGCGATCAAGCGCCACGAGGGCACCGTCACGGTCTGGATCGACGGCATCGCCGCCTCGGCTGCCTCCTACATCGCGATGGCGGGCGACGAGATCGTCATGCCCGAGAACGCCTTCCTGATGATCCACGACCCCGCGGGCCTGGTCATGGGCACGGCCGAGGACATGCGCGCCATGGCTGAGGCGCTCGACAAGGTGAAGGGCAGCCTGGTCTCGGGCTACGCCGCGAAATCCGGCCGGACGACTGAGGAGGTCTCCGCGCTGATGGCCGCCGAGACCTGGTTCGACGCTGGCGACGCCGTGGCGCAGGGCTTCGCCGACCGACTGATCGAGCCTGTCCGCATCGCCGCACGCTTCGACATTGGCCGCTTCCGCAACGCGCCGCCGGTGCTAGTCGAGGCTGTCGATGCTCGATGCGGATTC